AAAAAAAAAAACAACGAACTATACCATTACGGTATTTTAGGAATGAAATGGGGTGTAAGGCGTTATCAGAATAAGGATGGATCTTATACCGCCGAAGGAAGAGCTAGATACAATAAAGACCCACATAGAGTATTGGGGACTGGTAATCCTATCAAAACACGAGTAAATGATATAATTTATGGACCCAACAACACGCTCGCTTTTTATAATACACAAAGGGACAAAAGAATTGATGACCCCTCTCTTTTAAGGGGGTCTAGTTATGGCAGCAATGGTTATGATCCTTTTGCCGGAATAAAGCTGGTCCAAGCCCTTAAGAGCGCTTGGACATCAAAAGATGGGTCATTTCATCAAACAAAAGCGAAGTGGGACGACGACGTCGAGTTTCAAGATATTCTAACGGTTAATACCAATGATACACCGACGGTAGAGCAAACGGCAATAATGATGGGCATGATGGGAAATTTTGACACGTTTAACAACAAATTTAAAGACATAGGCCGTGATTATCTATCAGTTAATGGTTTTGATAGAAATTTGTATAATTGTCAAACATACATTGATTTTTTACCGGGTAAATCGAAAGCGACAATAACAATGTCTAGTGAAGAGACTGGAAAAATTAAGTATGATTATGATTTTGTAAAAAATAAAGTAAGTAATTTTAAAATTGAATACTTAGAGTTTTATTAGAGGTGGTTTAAATGTTAGAAATTGATATTTCCGAAACAGAGATGTGGGATGAAAGCTCGGAACAATTCATTAGAGTAAGACCCCAAAAATTGGTTTTAGAACATTCGCTTATATCTTTAAATAAATGGGAAAGTAAGTATATGAAACCTTTTCTTAATAGTGAAAAAAGTGGTGAAGAGCTATTGGATTATATTAAATGTATGACCATGACTCCAAATATCGACGATTCGGTATATCGATGTCTAACTAGTGATGATATCATAAAGATTAACGATTACATAAACCACCCAATGACAGCAACTACTTTTCATGACCAAGGAAAACGCGGAGGTGGAGAAAAGGTTGTTACCGCCGAGTTAATCTATTATTGGATGATTGCACTTCAGATACCTTTTGAGTGTCAGAAGTGGCATTTAAATAAGCTTTTGACATTAATTCGAGTTTGTAACATAAAATCTCAGCCTCCTAAGAAAATGAGTAAGAATCAGATTATGAGTCGAAATCAAGCGCTTAATAAAGCTAGGAGAGCTAAACTTAATTCGAAAGGCTAGGTTGATAATGATCGTTATAGAACAAAAGGGAAATTTTAAAAATTCAATAAACTTTCTTGAAAGAGTTAAAGGTATTGTTAAAAAGAGTAAACTCGATAAATACGGTGAGGCGGGTTGCGCGGCGTTAATGTTAATGACCCCAAAAGACACGGGTTTAACGTCTATGTCTTGGTCTTACAAGATTGACAGAGATGTAAATTCCGCTACAATTTCCTTTTTTAACGATAACATTCAAAATGGAATTAATGTGGCAATTCTTTTACAGTATGGCCATGGAACAAACGAGGGTGGATATGTGCGAGGGATTGATTATATTAATCCTGCAATGAGACCGATATTTGAAAAAATAGCATACGACGCGTGGAAGGAGGTAACAAACAAGTGAGTAATGTTATAGATAATGAAATAGTTGCAATTAAGCTTGATAATTCTAATTTTGAGAAGAACGCTAAAGCGACGTTAAAAACATTATCAAAATTAAAGAATTCATTTAATTTCTCTAAGAATACGAAGTCTATTAGTGCATTACAAAGAGGAGTAAATAATTTTAACACTGATTCAATAGCTTCTAATTTGGATAGATTGGCCTCTAGATTTTCTACTTGGGGTATAGTTTCAATGTCGGTTATTAATCGTGTAACTAATTCTTTTTTGGATATGGCCAATAAAGTTATTAAAGCCATGGATAAAATTAAGAATCAGATCATAAGTGGTGGTATAACCAGAGCAATGAATATTGAAAATGCTCACTTTATGTTACAAGGTCTGCTCGGTGAGGAAGAAAAAGTTCAAGAAGTAATGGATAAGGCTATGGATTCCGTTGATGGAACCGCATATGCCTATGATGAAGCCGCTAAAGCTGCCGCATCTTTTACGGCTACTGGTATGACCGCAGAGCAGCTTGTTTCGCCATTAAAAGCTATTACCGGTGTTGCGGCGATGACTAATAGTGAGTATGAAAATATTTCGCAAATTTTTACAACAGTTGCCGGTAATGGTCGATTGATGGGAGAACAATTACTTCAGCTTTCGTCTAGAGGTTTGAACGCTGCTGCAACACTGTCAACTTACTGCGAAGAAGTTATGAGCGGCTCGAAAGAAGCTAGTAGTTCGGTTCAGCAAGACATTATTGCGATAGCCGAATCGATCGATGATTTCTCGGGTTTTAGCGAGGGAGCAATTAGAGAAGCCGTATCCGAAGGGCTAATAAGTTTTGAATTGTTCTCCGCAGCAATGGATGACGCGTTTGGTGAACATGCTAAAAAAGCTAATGAAACATTTACCGGTGCATTCTCAAACATCAAAGCGGCCCTATCAAGAATCGGTGCCGACTTTATATCACCGCTTGTGGTTCAAAATGGAACTTTAGTAAATCTTTTTAACACCATCAGAGTAAAGGTTAATGAAGTTAGAAAACAAACCCAAAAGTTGGCTGATATTTTTGTTAAAGATGTTACGATGGCATCAGACGCATTAAACGCGTTCGTTGGTGGTTTGGATATAGAAACGATATTTAAACCAATAATTGCGTGGGTAATAAAACTATCAGACGCTTTGGTGACTTTTGGTAAAAGTTTAGACTTAAATTCCATTAAACAAACTTTAGGTACTATTTACGGATATTTTTCACAATTACTTCGAATTATCGGTAATGTTTTAAAACCGATTAAAACCGCGTTCGAAGAAGTATTTTCAGCCGCATTACAAAAAGACGCTTTAACGTTTTCTAGAGCAATTTCGAGTTACCTTACTATGATCGAATATTCAACTCGAACGACTGGGGATGTGTTTACCAGAATTTGGAAAGGGATATTTTCAGCAATCTCGATAGGGATTAAAGTCATTAAAGCAATAGCTATAGTACTTAAACCTATTGGGGGGTTATTGGTTGATATTGGGGAAAGAATTGTTGTTTTAATGAGTTATCTCTTCCCTTATATTACTAAGTTAAATGAGACGGAAGAGGAACATGATCGACTTGGTTCTTCGGCAAGAGCACTCGCCAGCGTTTTTGAGAAAGTTAGAGAAGTTATTAATATAGCGTTAGATGCTATCGGTGATATTTTCATTAAAACGTTTGGCATTATTAAGAAAGTAGTAGATTCCATAGTTAATTCCACGGTTGGTCAAGCGGTTATTAGTATATTCGAAACCATAAGAGATAGAATTAAAGCAGCAATAGATGGAATCGGGGACGCGTTTAGCTCAGCTTCCAATATTGACACTAGCCCCATTGATGCATTGGGCGATAAAGTAAAAGATAAACTTCAACCCGTTATTGATATTTTTGATAAGGTTAAAGACAAATTTGACAAGTTTGTTAAGGCTTTACAGTCATTATTTGCGTTATTAAAACCTTTGTTGGAAAATATTTGGAATTCCTTGAAAAAGGCGGTTGAACAGTTTGGCGAAAGTATGAAAGGTTTTAAGGATGGTTTTGAAATAGATGGTGCTGCTATTGCTGGTAAAGCGGCGATTGTTGTTGGAGCAATTGGTTTAATAGTAGGAATAATTAAAAAACTCAAAGATTCGTTTTTAAAAGGGTCGATTTTAAAACCATTCATTGATTTTTTAAAATCTCTTACCGATCAACTTAAACTGACTCAAAAACAAATAAAAACTGACATGTTTGCATCTTTAGCTAAGTCTATATTAATGATAGCGGCCGCATTATTTATATTAGGATCAATGCCAGACGATGCTCTACTTGCCGCTACAGCAGCTATGACCGGGTTCGTCGCTGCATTGTTCGATCTTATTAAAGGCGTTGGTGACTATCTGGTGGCAGCAGAAAAATTAAGCGCCTTAGGGAACGTTTTTAAGGGGATAGCGGCCATGATGGTTGCTTTAACCGCAGCTATTGCCGTAGTTATGTATATGGTAAATGAGGCTGAAGATATAAACCAGACCGTAGGATACATTGTATTTTTTATTTCAATATTTACCTTGGCCATGGGGGCATTGATGGAGTGCGTAGCAAAAATATCTAGTACGGATGTTGAAATAGAAGGTTTGGCCGCGGTACTTTTAGCTTTGGCTGGGGCCATCGTACTTATTGTAGACGCTATTATAAAATTAGGAATTGCTTTTGCTATTTTTAACAAACTGGGTATTGCGTCGTCTCTAGTTGCGGCTTTTGGTGTTATAATTGGTATTTTAGGTGTATTCCTTCTTATCATAATTACGATATTCGCGTTTATGAATGACACGGACGAAAAAAAGATTCAAGGTTTAGCGTCAACACTATTAGCTATAGGCGTGGCTATTAAAATGCTTGTTGATGGTTTGGTTCTTTTAGCTCTTGCTATGAATACGTTGGACGATGGTGGATTAATGTTCGCTGCCACCATTCTTTTAATAGCGGCTGCTGTTGGAGTATTGTTTTATGGAATATTAAAATTGACAGAGGTTGATTCTGGTAAACTCAAACTAGTAGCTACTGCAATATTCACAATTGCAAGTGCCATTGCTGTATTAGTGGGAAGTGTTATTGCTTTATCCACCATAGATCTTACAAAATTATTAATAGGTATTGGTGCTATGGCGGCAATACTCCTTGTCGTGGTTGGTGTTTTAAAATTAATTCAGATGCTACATCTTGAAGTGACATTAATGCTTATAGGTGGCGCGGTACAAATGCTTGGGTTGGGAATAGCCGCCCTTGGCATCGGTGTGTTAGCATTGGTATATGCTTTTAAGATATTTGCAGAAACCGTTCAAGCAATAGAAGATTCCGAATTATTGGTTAAGATTGGCGAAGCCTTTGGTCTTATGTTGTTAGGTATAATTTCGGTTCTTATTGGTGGTTTGCCGGGATTTATATTATCGTTAGTCGGTTTAGTCATTATGGCTTTACAGGCATTAGACGAGAATGTTGTTCCTGAGTTCTTGATATTTCTTGGTAATTTAATATTAAAGGGGCTAGATTATCTCATCTCTATAGTTGATGATATTCTTACTGTGTTATTTGACTTATTCATCGTTATTATAGACGGTGTAGCATTGTTATTGGGTGATCCGACCGCAGCTGAAAGATTGAGAACAGCAATAGGCGATTTATTATTAGCTTTGCTTGAATTCATATGTAATTTCTTCGGAATTCACTCACCATCAACAGTATTTGCGGAAATCGGTGGATATTTAATACAAGGATTTATTAATGGTATTGTTGGTATGATCCAAGCTGCAATTGAAGCTATTAAAAGCGTCGGCGAGGCTATTTGGAATTGGATATGTAACTTCTTTGGAATCCACTCACCATCAACGGTGTTCGCCAGTATTGGTACAAACTTAATACAGGGACTTATTAATGGTATAGGTTCTCTTATTGGTAACGTTGTAACTCTTATTGGATCACTCGGTAAGAAGATTATCGGTGGTATTAAAAGTTTGCCGGGTAAGTTCTTGAGCTTTGGTAAAGAGATGCTTGGTAAACTTGCATCTGGTATTTCTAATAAGATTAGTAGTGTTAAGACCACAATTACTAGTGTTGTCACTAAGGTTAAAACCGCATTTACTGATAAGCTTAAAGACTTCAAAGACATTGGTAAGAACATTATGGATGGTCTTAAGAATGGTGTTGGCGATAAAATTGAAGAGGTTAAGAATAAGGTCGGCGAAGCTGCAAATGGTATTAAAGACAAATTTAAGAGTCTCTTAGGCATTAATTCACCATCAAAAGTATTTGCCGAGTATGGTAAATTTATAGATCAGGGTCTTATCAATGGTATGCAGAAACTTAGCAATAAAGTAGGCACTGCTTCTGAAAGTGTCGGCGGAGCTGCTATGTTGGCAATGAATAAATCTCTAGCGGGTGTTGGTACGTTGCTTAATGACACAGACATTAACCCGACAATCACGCCGTTAGTAGATCTTACAGACGTTACAAACAAGGCCAAAGCCCTTACAAATCTTTTCAATGGTAATGATGAGTTGGCTATAGCCGGTAAAATAAACAAAGAAATGGATGTATTATGGGATAAGAATCAAAATGGAATTATTGTTAATAACAATGATGTTGTTGATGCTATCTCAGAACTAAAGAGTGATATTAATACCCTGTCTAAGTCCATGAGTAGAATGCAAGTGGTTATGGATACGGGTAGATTGGTAGGCGAGCTTACCGATCCAATCGATCAATCTTTAGGTAAAAAGTTTATATTTAGTGGAAGGGGGATTTAGAAATGTATCATTCATTAATTTTCTGTGCGTTAGATCAGGTACCGGATAGTAGTACAACAGATACGCATTATACAACCGGACCGTTTAATGCTTGGGATACGATACCTTATGATGGACAATATTATTATTGGAATCAGGATGACACTAGTGTTAGTTATCCCATAACAATAAGCCAGTATCCCTTAGAAATTAAAGATACATGGGCTGACTGGAAACTTATTCCAACTAGTCGACCGGCCTTTGCACCTCCCCCACTCAAAACCAAGACAATTGATATTCCCGGTGGTAATGGTTCTTTAGATGTTTCGCAAGCTCTGACACGCTACCCCATTTATGAGAATCGCACCGGGATTATTGATTTTATGGTGGTAAATGACTTCTATGAAATAGTTACTAACACCGATGAATGGTACGAAAGATATTCTGAAATAGCTAATTATTTACACGGTAATAGATTTAGAGTGACTTTAGACGATGATAGAAAATGGTTCTATGTCGGCAAGTTCGCCGTTGATGCGTGGAAAAGCGATAAAAATTACTCAACCATTACCATCTCATACACACTAGAACCATATAAATGGAATCATCTATATGTTGGAATTGATGAATGGGAATGGGATACATTCAATTTTACAGAAGATACTATAAATACGGATTATATGAGTGATTATGGATATTTGAATGACAAATACTTTATTAATTTAACATACCAAAAGGGTTTTGAAAATTATGAAATACTCCACAGTACACCAGAAGATCATGGTATAGTTCCAACTAAGGCGTTATTTAGATTTGGGACCGACTCGGGAGATCCTATAACAATCACGATTACTAATAAAACAACCGGATATTCTTATACTGGGTCTTATACTCACGAAAGTACAAACGATGACCCATATTTAGAAATTGAGATTCCGGGATTTATATTTTATGGAGATGTAATTATAAAAGCACAAATAACGCCCGATGAGGAATCCACAACGGAAGAGACATCTGGCTATGTTGAGATTGTTAATGTTAGAAAGGGGAGTTTGTAAATGTATACCGTTTATGCAGATGATATTTGTATTTATACAGATGCTTATGTTGATGAAAAGACAACATTATACGAAACCAAGCTAACACTAGAAGATAACTCGGCTGGGCAGTTTGACTTTTCGATGCCTACTACAAATGTCGGTTATGATATTTTACAAAGAGTTACTTCTAGAATAACTATTTATAGAGAATCTGAAGAGATATGGTCTGGGCGTATAATTTCCGAATCTAAAGACTTTTGGAATAACCGGATATTTACTTGTGAGGGTGAGTTGGCATTCCTAAATGATTCTATTCAGCCTCAGGGAGAGTATCATGATATTTCAGTAAGAACGTTTTTAGAGACTTTAATAGCTACTCATAACTCTTTAGTTACGGAAGACTATCAATTCACGGTTGGAGCAGTAACAGTTACTGATGAAGACGACTCGATATTTAGATACACAAATTACGAATCAACTTTGGAATGCATAAGTGATAAGCTTGTAGATCGTCTAGGTGGTCATATCAGGGTTCGCAAGGAAGATGGTGTAAGATATTTAGATTACTTAGCCGATTATCCTAATACTAATTCTCAGATTATAGAGTTTGGTAAAAACTTATTAGATTTTACAAGAAATTGGGATTCTACGGACTTTTGTACTGTAATCGTGCCTCTTGGAAACAGGCTTGACTCAAGTCCTATAGAGGCTTTAGATGCCTATTTAACGGTTGAAAGCGTTAATGATGGCAGTATATACGTTGAGTCAGACGCTGTCGAGACATATGGTAAGATTACTAAGGTTGTTAAGTGGGAAGATGTTAGTATCGCAGACAATTTGCTGAAAAAAGCCAAAGAATATTTAAGTGATGTGCAGTTTGATACGTTGGAGTTATCCCTAAGCGCTGTTGATCTTAATTATTTAAATGCTGATTATGAAGAGATTAAACTTTTAGATAAAGTTAGAGTCATTTCATACCCTCACGGGTTGGATAAGTATTTTCCGGTCACAAAATTAGAACTAGATTTAACAAATCCAGAAGCAGCTCAGTTCACTTTAGGAGAATCCGGATCTACATCCATGTCATCGGGTAGCAATAGTGTGTTATCTAACATTTCGAGCGAGTTGAAGACACAAACAAACACCTTTTTAGCAACTGCAAAAGCAAACGCCAACTCAATAATCAAAATGGCGACTAATGGGTATGTAACCATTACTACCGGAGATAATGGCACAAATGCGATTTATATTTCAGATACACAGGATTATACACAAGCTACTAAATTGTGGTGTTGGAATATGAACGGATTGGGCTATAGTTCCACAGGCTATGAAGGTGAGTACGGATTAGCTATAACTATGGACGGATCTATTGTTGCCGATTATATTACTACTGGTACGTTGAATGCTGACTTAATAAAAGCTGGAAAATTACAAGATTCGGATGGCAGTACGGTGTTTGATTTGGAAGCTGGTTCCTTGGTTACGACAAGGGGGACCATTGGCGGCGTTACCATACAAAGTAGTGGGTTATATATGCGTGGCGGAGACAATGCCATACGTTGGCGATTAGACTCTAACGGATATTGGTGTCAGAACGTCGGGATATATTCTAATCCCGGATCGGTTGTTTTCTTTAAAACCGTAGATGATGAACAGATTAGAATTGGGGATCTTAGAACAACCGGAAGCAGCTCTGACGATTTCGGTTTATCTTTAAGAATTGAAGATGCTACTAATTGGTTTAGACTATCAGCCAAAGAAGACAATACTTACTACACCAAAGTTATGTATGTAAGCAAGGAAGCCCTTACGGAAGACTATGAGCTTGGAACTTTAAACGTTTTCTGTGATATTTATGCACATAACTATAAAGCTTATCAGTTTTGGATAGATCCAGAAACAGGTGGCTGTAATGGCGGTTATAGTGGTTCGGTGAAGATGAACAATGTAACTATGACATTTAAACATGGTATGCTGGTTTCAGTAGACTCTTAATGATATTTATAAATTATGAAAGGAGTAATTTATGGCTACAGATATAAATTACTATTTAAATCAGATAGTGAATGCCACGTATGGTGAAGAAGTTAGATGGGCTATACATGATGCTATTGCTTTGATAAATCAAAACGCCGGAAGTGGTGGGGGAAGCAGTATTCCAGATGAAGCTTTGAATAATGCATTCACTCATAAAAATATTTATAGGGGTAACTATTTAGGCGATAGTATAACAGATGAACAATATGCGGCAATTTACAACGGTACGTTTGATGATATGTATATAGGGGATTTTTGGGCTATATCGATGGGATCAACCACTCGTTTGTTGAGAATAGCCGATATGAATTATTTTCCGACTGAGAGTAGTAACCACTTGGTTTTAATGAATCAATATCCCGCAGGTACTGATACAGTTGCGTCAGACTCGACCAAGGCTACCACTTACTTTGCAGGATATCCTAATAGTAATTCTGGTAGTAATTTAAACGCTCTCAGGAACGATCTTCAAGATTATTTTGGGGATCATTTAGGAACATATACGGATTCGTTTGATACAGCAGTAACCCAATACGGCGT